CATGTCATCAGGATGAACCATGGTCTGGATGGAACCGTGAATGCTCTTGCCCGATGCTGCATTACCTGACAGCTCAAGCATCTTGTCGATGGCTTCACTCTCCATCGCAATCTCTGCGTTCATGTTGTCTTCGAGTTGCCGGTTGAACTCAGCTTCGTGTTGCCCACGCAGCTCGTTCTCTTGACGTAATAGGCCTGCGCTTCTGCCCATGCCCTCGCCAAAACTTCCGGTAGGTCCGGAACTCAGCATGCCCTGCGCAAGAGCAAGCCATCTGGATTGTTCGTCACGCTTAGCTTGTGCAGCTCGTTGCTCACTGATGCGTTCACGACCAACTGCCAAACGATCCAAAGCATTCTGCTTCTGATCCAAGATCATAGAACTCAGACTTTGCCCTGCTGCTGGGTTGGTTGTGCGCTCAACAATATCAGCCACGTCGATAGCGGCATCAGGTGTATCCACCTGTTCCTCGACGTCTGTTACTGCTGCTAATCCACCTTGTGGTTCAGCCATTTTCTCAGTCCTGTTTGTGATCCAATTTCAAAAGCTTGCCACCACCTACACCAAGGGTCCGTGCAAAGTCAGGATATAACGAGCGCGCCCATGCACTAAGCGCGCCCGTTGCCCGTTTTCCCATACCCACTAGCTTTGCTCCCGCCGCACGGGCGAGTCCTCCTAGTCCGAACTCCTGTTCGGGTATGTAATAGTCGTACTCGGTCTCGTCTTCGACGTAGCCACCGTTGGCATACTTGTTCGGCTCGATGTAACCACCTTCAGCTTCGGTCAACCCACGATACGTTCCGTAGGCACCCACGATCTGCGACAGTGGAGATGGACCGTAAGATTCTGCCGGTCCTGTGTCCGTGCGATCAGTCACTCGGGTGTAGGGCAAACCTCGAATCATCTGGTTCATGAAACCGAGTCGGTCGAACGGCAAGTCACGCTGCTCGATGAAGTCGTTGTACGCAGTGTCGAGGCTTCGCTGGTTCAGGTCCTGTTGCTGACGACCGATACCTTCGAGCGCTGCTGCATCGGTGTAACCCATGCGTTGAGATTCTGAGCCCAGTCTGCCCATGCCCTCTGCACCTGCATACAGACCTTGTGCCTCGGCTTCGGCAAGTGCACCACGCATGCGACCCAGCTCGCTGTAACGACCACGCTCTGCTTCGTAGCCCGTGCGAGCATTCTCGTAAGCTCCCCCCAGTGTTGCCAGCTGCTGACCTTGCAATCCTTCAGCGATGTCGCGGAAGCCTCTGGTACCGATGTCTTGCATCGAGCCTCGACCACCACGAGATCCGTACGTGCCTGCCGACGTGAACATTCCCTGGAGTTCAGGGATGTACGTGTCCCGGAGATGCCTGCCAGACTCTTCTGCCTGACGCGCCATCACCTGCTCGATGTACGGATTCATGTACTGACCCGCGACACCCGGATCAGAGAAGCTACCCTCGGCCTGCGTCAGGTAAGGATCCGCTGCCGACTGGATGTTACCAGCCGCCTCCAGACCTCCCTGATAGCCCGACGCTGCGGCACCCATGTAAGGTTGCCACGAGCCTACGTTCTCTTGAGCTAGGCCAAATGCGTCCTGCTGATCCTCAGTGAAGCCAGCGATCCTGGGTCCACCGTAGGGGATGTACGGCTCCGCTGCCGCTGAGTTGGCTCTTGCGAGCAGACCCTGCGTGTAGTCGGACATCCATTTTGGGATCCCCTCGACGGTCTGCCCGTAAGTCGTAACCGACTGTGGGATTGTGCCCTCGAAGAGAAAGTTAGTAGTGCTCGGCATTACGTTCTCCCTGCGGTCGCGGCACGAAGACGAGCCATCCCGCCTCCGCTCATGTAGTTGGCCGGTGCCTTGGCTTTATGGCTGAAGCCACCCTTGCTCAGGTTCTTTCCCTTGTGCTTGCGAAGGTTCGTACGCATCTCATCGAGGCGTTTCGCTCCGGCACTGCCCGATCCGTCGCCCAAGAGTGCCACGGATTCAGCGTCTATGACGTACTCACCGTCGCTCAGGCGAGCCGGGATGTCATCAGACCTACCAGTGCCCTTACCACTTACGAATCGATCTCCGCCTTCCTGATAGCCTCCCATGGCTTGTCCGGGCATGCCCTGACCAAGCTCTGGAGGAGGTGGCATCCACGATCCCGAGTTGGGATCCTTGGTGTACCCGGCACTCACAAGCCGCTGACCTCTGCCTCGAACGAGCTGGAAGGGGACCGGAGCGCCCTGTTCGATTAACGCACCGATCTGGTCAACACCGCGCCCCTGCATACCCAGACCTCCAGTTGGACCTGCTGAGGGACCGCTGAAAGGTGCGGGATCGAGGAACAAATTCTGACCTGACTGCGTAGCTCCGGGCTGTCCGTACGTGTAGTACGCATTGGGATCGATGCCTTGAAACTGTCTGTTCATAGGACCGTAATCAGGCAGCGGTTCGTTGAAGTTGCCACCTTGGTAGGGACCAATCGGTTCGGCTTCTTCACCACCCCCCATCGCGCCCGCAGCTGTCAAGAGAGGGAGCCCATACTTGATCAGCGCGTCCATGTTGCCCGGTTTTGCAGCAGGAGCTGGAGCAGTAGCAACAGGTGTCGCTGCCGCAGGTGTGCCTGCCGGGTTGCCGAACACGGTGAGCTGATCTTGCGCTGCAGGATCTACCGGGATCGGACTGTTCGGAAGACTCTCACCTGCTTGCGGACCAAGGCTGATCAAATCTGTTCCGGCAGGAGTCGTAACGGGTGACGCAGCACCTGGGGCAACTTTCTTCTGCGCCAAGATGCCGGGACCAGCTTCAATACCCAACGCGTCCTGCGCGCCGGAAGCCATGTTGTCCAGCGTGGGCTGCATCATTTCACCGAGGCCACCCATGACAGCACCCTCCATGAAGTCACCACCTGTGACAGATGACGCAGCGCCACCAGCCAAACTGGATCCGATGACGTTCGCTGTGTTTTCCGAAATTCCTGGAGCGAACTTGCTGACTTGAGAGCCTGCAACCTTACCCAGACCACCACCGATGGCTCCCGAGAGAGCACCGGTCATGAAGTCACCACCACCGGCAGCGCTCAGTCCGCCCTGCACGAGGGCACCACCAATTATTGGAGCGGCAGTTGCGCCCGCTCCCAAAGCGCTACCGATAGCGGTGCCGAGGCCCGGTGCAAAAATACTCAGTGCAATTGGAGCAAGCGTCTGGAAGATCTTGGATTTGAAAATCTTTTTGACGGCGCTCTTCACCTTCTTCCAGATCTTGGAGAGGAACCCGTACTCACCAATGCCAGTGTTCGGGTTGATTTCAGCAGGACCCCACATAGCCTCGATGGCTTGGTATTCCTCGGGGCTCATGTGCAGCATCATCGAGTCATCACCTCGACCAGCGTTCTGTGTCTTCGCTGCTTCAGCCAACACGTGACCCCCCTTAGCGAACGCACGCTCGACAGGACCACCGTAGCAGTAGAGGCGTACCTTCTTGGCATCCTTCGGCGAGCCGCCTGCTTTCTTTACGAGTGCCTCACCAGCCATGGTGTACAGCAGCTCCATACCTCCCGGCATAGACTCGACCATCTCGGCGGCTTTGATGATCGCGGGATCACCACCAGCTTCCGCCAGCATCGCAGCCAAACCACCTTTAACCGGGCCGATGTTGCCCAGTATCTTCTGCTCGCGTTTGTTAGGTTTCTTTCCTGCCATGGTCCTACCCCGAAAAGTTTGATGTCGCGAAGAGACGGTCTGCCCACTCTCGCCAGTTGTCGTAGTCGCGTGGATCTGGAGCGTCCTGACCCAAAGGGTCTACGCCTCCGAAGATACCTTCTGCCCAGTCCTGCCATTTGTCAGGATCGTCTAAGCGTTCGTAGTTCTGTTCCGTGCCGTTGGTAGGGTCTGACAAGAAACCCAGCGCCCCGGTCATGACGTCTGCCCACTCGATCACATTCGTGAAGCCATCCGGATTCAGGATCATGACTCAACCCTTCCGTCTGATGGTTCGATGTGTGCAAACGATTTGCCTAATTCGTAGTTGCCACCTACGACATTCGATTCAAACTTGAAGCTCATCAGTCGCTTGACCTCTTTGAACTTCACAGTCTCTTCGTCTGGAGTGGCTGGAGCAGCGAAGATTGTTTCGGTTGCTCCGTCCACCACAGTAGCTTTCGCGTTGGCTCGTCCGCGAATGGTCAGAGACATGTTACCAGCTTGCACAAGATCAGCTTCAACCCTGGCACAGTGAATGGACTGCGTGCTCTGCCCGGTATCGAGCAGGTTGTACTCACTGGTCTCGAAGAACGACTGCACTGCAGTAGCAGCGGACAGTCGGATCTTGTCGAATGCCGTCTCGTGTTGCCACAGTGTACGACCGTTCGCAGTGACCTCGTTATCCACCATGAAGGGACGCTTGTACACGTCGGCAAAGATGCCAGCGGTACGTCCTTGGTTGATATCGTCACTGTCAGGAAGCGGAGTGTCGTACCACGAACCTTCCCGAACGTTGTAGATGATCGCGTGCGTGCACTCGGTCGCGTTTCCTCTTGGATAACACCACCACAATTCACCGTAGCGTGGCACCTTGAAGCCGAAACACTTCTGCCGCTGCGTGAAGTTGAGGTTATCGAAGAAGAAATTCTGGTTCATGTCGTTCTGCATCTCGCGAACAACACCGTTGAACATCAGGAAGCGATCCACTCCCGGCCAATAGTAAATGCCGTCCATCTCGATCATGCCTTGCGAACTCAGTACCGTGATGCCACGCGCAATAATATCGAATGCAAACGGTGGACCAACACCCGGTAGGAACGTGCCACGGATGAGAGAGTCGAGTGCCCACATTAAAACTGCAGGACCTGTACCTGAGCCACGAAGCGGGAATCCCTTGACGATCTTCTGCGTGCCCAAGTTGAACTCAACCGGAGCTGCACCAACATCGTTAACGGCAGAGATTCGGATAAGCCCACGGCTACCGTATGCAAACAGGTAAGTGCCACTGACCACGACGCCACCGCTGACCGGCCCCAGTACACCAGTGTTCCAACCGGTGGTGGCATCGACACTCAAACCAGCAATGCTCAGAGGAGTTATGGCTTCGATGGTGTCAATGTAAATGTTGCCACCGATGCTGTTGTCAATGTTCGCAGCGTTCGGTGCAGCATGTGCGACCAGGAGGTGATTACCCGTGCCTGCAGTGTCGGCAAAGATGTCGAACTGCCACAGGTTATCGACGTTCGCAGCAAACGCTGCCGGTGTGCGATCAGTGAACAGACCTAGCGTACCGTTCGACACTTGGTACTGACCTACCGTCAGCGGATGACCAAGGTGCAGGTACTGGATGTCATCTTGCGAGTAGCTATGCATGCCGCGAGTGATCTCGGGCACGGTGTCGGTGACCTGTTGGTAGCCGCCCATCTTCTTTGGCTTGCCGCGTTGGAAACGACACCACCGTCCATCGCTATAGAACTCGTTGTCAAAACGAGTCCCATCCCGTTTGATTCCGGGATTGGAAAGCAGAGGTGCGGGAGCTACTGGCATCAGACACCTATCTCAATTGGACTAACCGTCATCCAACTACCACGCATACGACTCACAGTATCTAGCTGACTCACTGTTGGCCTCCACCGGAATCCGAAGGTGCCTGTAGCACTCATTCGGAACCGACCTGTGATGCGCACCATGACTTCTTCAGATGCTCCACCGAGAGTAATGGCAGAATTCGTAGTCTTGTCATCAGCAGCACCGTTACCTGCTGGGGCACCGTCTTCTGTGTCGTAGTCAAAGAGGTAGTTACATTCTGAAATGTTAGCATCAGAATCGAAATCAAATTCGATGTTGGCTGTGCCTCCGGTGCGACGGAAGTAAGCAAAGATCTCAAACTTCCAATAGCCTTGCCGACAAGGTCTGCCACTAAACAGACGGTTATCATCAGCCATCGTGTTAGTCAGGCTTCGGTCATCCTGCAAGCCACCCGTCATCATGTGATCTGTGTAGGTAAGGATTCGCTCGTTCGCACCGGTACCTGTCGTGTTGTTGTTGAGCAGAGCGCCACCGCTAGTACCCTCATAAGGATACGGAGCACCAGATACCGGAGCAGTTCTCAGTACGCCAACACCCCCGTAGTGGACCCAAACTTCACCTGCAGCAGCAAACCCTTTGACGTAAGTTCTGACGAAGGCTCCAGTCCCCTGAACGACATCATTGATTTCCATGTCGCCAGTGCCTGCCTCGATCTGTATCGCAACACCACCATTGAAGTTCATCAATGCAAACTGATGTGTGACCGCAGCGTTCTCATAAACGAAGATGTCTTCGCCACCACCGATGATGAAGTTCGTGCCGTCAAAGTCCATCGTGACATCTGTACCGGTGCCGAATTGAATCTGTTCGTTGTCAAGCAGGACTACAGGGATGGGGGTGGTGATCGTGATCGTCTTTGTTGCACCTGCACCTGAGGCTACGACACCAGAACCAACAAAGTTTAGCGTGCCCCCCAGGTTTGCAAGAGGTACACCTTCATCCTCCACGAAGACACCTGCAATGGTTGCGATGGGCGTCTTACGCATTGCACCCGCATCGTCGTCGTAGAAAGCGATGGTGTCTGCAACCACATCGACAGTCAGCTCGGTCGTCAAGTTGTCAGTGTCCAGCACAAGAGGTCGGTTAGCAGTGAGATCACCACCACCACTCAGGCCAGAGAGTGCAGCTGTCTGAATTTCAATTGCACTCGCCGCTGCTCCGAGATTTAAAAGGGCATTCGGCGCAGTTGTCGCACTAGTACCACCTTGTGCAATGAGAACCGGAAGAGCAATCGCTGCAGTGTTAACCGCATTGATAACGTCAACCGCATCGCAATAAAAGATGACAGTGTCACCTTGATTCACAGTCGGGGGACCTACTTGAGCAGCCGTCGAAATGGCGAGGGTGAATGCGCCAGTTGTTTGGTTGTCTACCCAATACTGCTGGGTGGTATTTGGCACGACAATGCGCCGATTGCCTGTCAGGGCACCCGTAAAGCGGTAAGCGATACGGTTCAGGTTTGCACCTGAAAGAACGAAGTCACCAGAACCTGGGACTGGAAGCGACACAAAGTCGAATGCAATCGTCGAGGCTACGGTGAGTCCGATGGTGAAAAAGTTAACCCCATCCGTGAAGATGAATGTGCTGCCACCAGGGTCCAGGTTGATGTCTGCAGCGCCATCAATGAGGCCTGCAGGTGGAACGATATTCAGTGTTCCGGAACCAGAGTTCCGAAGCATGAAGAACCAATCGTTACCGACAGCACCTGCACCAGGGAGGTTGCAAATACCAGCACCGGCAGTGTAGATCTGACACGACGCTCGATCACCATCAACGATAGTGAAAGGAGTAGCAGCCTGCACGTCAGAATCGATTTTTTGGTTAAGCAGAACACCGATTGCTTTGATACCAGCACCAGCCAGAGCTGACGCAGATGCAACTGCCACTGAGGCACCCAACTGGAACGTAGACCATGTGCCTGCGTCCGTGGAGTTGTCGGTCAGACTAAGAACCCACTGCTCACCGGGTTGCACCGTTTGAATCGTGCCACCCGTAACGTCACGCACGAGATAGGCATTCGCACCCACGTTGTTGAACGTGACTTTGTTACCTGTCGATGCGATCTGTGCATCAGGCATGTCGATGGTGAGCCCAACAGCCGTGGCATCGACATCAATGATATCGGCAACGACGTTCTGCCCTGTGATTTGTTGTTCGGTCGGCCACTGCAACGCGACATCAACTGCTGTCTGCAACATGAGGTAGCTAACTCGGGACGGAAAGATTAAATTCCCGCCAAAGACGTCGGTATATGACATCAGACGTTCTCCCTCGTTACGTTTCTATCAATGATGCGCTGCAGATCCTGCTGCTGCAGAGTCTCCAAGTCCCGGTCGTAGATTGCCTGCCACGTCGGGATGCGTTCATCGTTCTTTAAAAATGGAGTTGCCTGCAACAGCGCACCATGAAGAAGGGCGTTCGGGGCAAAGTCCGTCGTCCAGTTCGTTTGATTTACTGCGTCTAACAGAGCAGGCAACTCCCAATAGTTAACCTCGAATGGGTAAGCAAAATCTGCTGAAGGTCCTATCAACCAGTTGTAATAATCGTAGTCCGCGTAAAACTTAGGCTGTGCAGTCAGATCCTCATCAGGCCAATAGCGCCGGATGTATTCGTAAGAGCGAGCAAACAAAGGCGTGCGTACCTGTGTCACTCCCACACCGAAGTTGATCGATATTGTTTTGCGCCATCGATCAGGCTTCGGTATGACTGACTGCCCGATTGCCATGGTGTCCGTGACATTCTGAACGAAACCGAGGATCTTTAACTCGTTCGCCAGTTGTCGCTCAGCAAGATTGATCAAGCTGGGCAGCTGCTCGAACACAGTAGTGTCCACAACCGTGCCTCGCTCCAAGTACGCACGGAGATCTTTAAGAAGCGAGTTGTATGTCATCGAGACAGCCATGGCTTATTCCTTACTGAGGAGGTTCTACAACCGGATCATCGTCATCCGGCAATGTGTCAACCGCAGGTGTTGGTTCCGGCTCGGGAGTCGGTTCTGGTTCTGGCTCTGGTTCTGGTGTTGGCTCGGGCTCTGGCTCGGGAGTGGGCTCTGGTTCTTCTTCCGCCAGTAGCTCATCCTTCGCAGCCTGCAAACGTGCATGCGCGTCGTCCGATCTACCTCGCAAGATGTCCCACTCATCCGGTGTCGGTTCACGACCCTGCTTCGCCATCGCTTCGATGGTTTCAGTAAATTCTTTCAGGTCGTCGTACGCATCATCACCCTGTTCGAGCAGAGTGCCCAGAATGCCCAGCAACTCGGACGCTTGATCGAGGCGCACGCTACTGCCACCTCCCAGTGCGGGGTTAGCCATCACTGTTCGTAGTCCGCTGACTGCCAGCAAAATCATTTCAACAATACCCATGTTATTCCGTCTCCTTTATTGTTCTCAGGAGTTCGCTCACTAACGGTGCGAGTCGAGTGACCCAATCATCTAACCTAGTAGAGGCAGTGATCAGTTTGTCTTGACTCGTGTTGCCAGCTTGGAACTCAGCTTTGACCCGGATGAATTCCACGTACGCTTCAAGGAGACTATCGGCCACCGGTTTGGCCCTCTCCTCTGCTTTTACGATTGCCAGCTTTGCGTTGCGTGGAATAGTAGGTTGCTCGACCAAGTCCGCTGCCTTCTCCTGGAAGATGACAAACGTACCGTAAGCAGCGTATGCACGTTGCTCACTGGTTTCTGCAGCCTTGATAGGGTTCGCTGACTGACACCCAGCCAGCGCCGTTAGGCACAGGATCAACCATGCCACTCGGAAATCTAATTGCCGTTTCATAAAACTCCGCCTCCGTCACCGCTTCCGGTGATCTTATTAACAAGTCGGCGAGTCGAGATAGCTTGGTAGTCTTTCAAAAAGCTAACCAACGAACCAACACCCAGAACGATCCATGGAATCTGACCGATGTCCGAGATTGACTCCACGCCTTCCGTCTGTAGCAACGCAAGCATGCCCGTGAAGAATAAAATCAACGCTGCAATGACAGCACCTACGAGAGTATTAAGATTCATGTGCCTTTCTCCAATTAGAAATGTACTCTTCCGTCGTTCCACGCCCAAGATCAGTGTTGTAATGCGTCTTCCAATACTGGGCCTGTCCCTTCAGATCACCGGCTTGCGGTAACGGAAATCTGACACGTCTATAGTGGACCCGGCACATAGCTACCGAGTACCTGAGGTTCCAGATCATCTCACGTGAATCTTCTCCCCCGATTCTCAAGACTGCTTCTGCAAGCCCGTCCCGATAAGTCAAGTAGTTGTTCCAGATGTCGTCGTGAGTGTTCGGTTCCATCTGACAAACGCCAAGCGCAGGACCTGTGCCCAGTTGCTTGATGTAAGTCAAACGCGATTCTTGAATAGCCGTGCCCAACACCAGCTCACTAGCTGCTGCTGAAAACATTCCCAGCTCCTCAAGAGTCGGTTCGATAATCAGATCGATAAATTGTTCGCGATCAATCACTCTTCTTCGTCCTTCAGTTCTTCTTTTGCATCCTGCAGCGCCTCCAGCTCGATCTCCAGATCGGCTAGGTACTCTGCGTCATCTTCTGTCCAGTCCGTAGCTGCTCGCTGTCGGAACTTCAACGCTGCAATCTCTTTACGCAACGAGTTGATGTCTCGTGTCAGGAGCACCGAGAACGCAGACTTGATCGGTTGTGCCTGCTGTTGTGCGATGTCCTTGAAGTCATCAGCCAATGCCTCAGAGAGAAGAGGCTTGCCGACGTACCACAGAACGGGAATTACGACCGCAAGAGTCGTGACGGTACTAAAAATTGTACTGACTGAAATTTCTCTTGCGGCCATAACCTTATCCCTTATGCAGGATCGTCTGCGGGGGCTTCAGCGTTTCCGCTTGCGCTTGCGTCGTCGTTTGCCCCATCGCTTGGGTTTTCCACGGGAGCAATTGCCGGAGCTGGCGCGTTTCCCAAATTATTTTCCGGCTGTGGCTGTGCGAGCACGACTTCACCGTTCGCTATCGCCTGCAACATGCCATCCAGGATTCCGAGTGCGCCAGATTTTGCAACGCTCAACGGGACGGGTAGATCTTCAACCTGCAACAGCTTTACACCTGCCGCTGCAGCCATCTGAACTTGTTGTGCTGATACTTCTTGCTTTGCCATTCTTCTTCTCCTTGGTTAGGGCTTTCGCCCACGTAAACTTACGGTGTTGATTCTGCGTTTAGTGTAGCAGTGGCTGTGTCGATATCCGCACCACCTCCTGCGGGTCGAATATGTATTACTCCAGTAGCTATAAATGTTCCTGCGCCCGTCTCCTCCGCGCCCCACACAATAGTTCCTCCCCCATTAACCCAAGACGGGCTGATTGGATCACTCGGACCCCAGTTTGGATTGTTCCCTGTCGTAACCCACTGGAAGTCGTAGTCGTTCGCATCGAATCCTGAGCCAGTCACCCATGAGCCGATCACACCGTCTGCGCCATTCAGACGTTGAGCCCAAACATCTCCATTAGCACGAATCTGAATCTCCGCTCGCGCATCACCTGGAAAAAACCCAATGTCGAATATACTGTACGAAGCTTGGTTGAACCCAACCGCGAACGAGGCTTTCTGCGCCATTGCTTGATACATTTGCTGAAGTGACATTAGCTCAGCCCCGCTCCTGCAATCTTCCAAGTAGTAGCACCAACTTTCTGAGCGACAGCATGTCCACCAGCAGCCAGCGTTCGTGTACCGGTCGAGTTGTCATCTGCGAAGATCAACGTATCCGTTGTGATTGCGATGCTGATGCTGACCGAACCACTATTGTCCCAAGCTAGGAACGTTCCTATCTGGTATGGGACCGAACCGTTCGCAGGTATCGTCATTGTCTGGGCTGCAGTGCCACCCGTGAAACCTACCGTCTTGCCCTTGTCCGTCAGGATACCTACGCGACTGGCGACAACCGAAATGATCTCAGAGATCGATGGATCCAACAGTTGGTTAACGTCAGTGTCATCTCGGAACTCTGGACGACAAGGGGATGCCGACCGAACCCAGTATTGTCCGTAACCAGCGTTATTAGCTCCGGGTGCTGCCGCCTCTTCCAATTGAATGGAGAGTGCGTCCATCGTTACCTTCTCCGTCCCTCCTGTACCTGCGACAAGAGACACTTGACCATTTGGATTTGAAAGAAGAAGTATTCCAAGAACGTCACCGACAGTGCTCAGAACAGTTCCAACCTGATCAGTGAAATTTAGACTTACATTCGCAGCAGATCCTGTTGAATTGCCATCACGCAGATCCAAGCATGCTCCGCCGAGACCGTTGTTGATGCGAAGAGTAGTTCCCGTGTAGAAGAGATCCGGCTCACCAGCAAGGGTCGCTCCGGTGCTATCCCAGACAGCTACCTCGCCACTTGCCGGAGTTGGCGTTGCTGCAATGCCACCACCACCAAGGTCACCTACTGTCAGCACGCGTTCGAGACCAGCCCCTGTCAAAGTGTTGTTGACCAGGAAGCCGCCCGCTGCCGGTGCAGCAGTCTCAGCTACGACCGTTGATACTGTGCCGTGTTGCATCCTGACAGCGACACCAAAATCGACCTCAATACTTGCACTGTTGAGACCACCTATGAAGGTGTTGGATCCAGAGGTTCCTGCGCCGTCAGTGTTGATGAAGAGGGTAGAGTTAAAGCTGAACGCACTTGGCTTAGTTTGAATACGTTGTCGCGAGATCTGAGTCATTCCCTGCGTGCCAGTCAGGTTCGCACCGACATTGATCGGGACGTTGATGTACGGAGCACCCAGAGTTGAAGTAGATAACGCACTGGTCAAGTTAATCGAACCAAGAATCAGCGGATCCGGAACAGAGCCACCAAGGTCAGCGGTAGTCAGAACTCGTTCGAGTCCTGCACCCGTCGCTAAGTTATTTGCCAGAAGCCCACCAGCTGCAGGTGCGGCAGTCTCGGCCACCACCGTAGATACCAACCCATGTTGAAACCTAACCGCTACACCGAACTCTATCTCGATGTTGGCACTATTGAGGCCACCTATGATCGTATCGGAACCAGCCGTACCCGCACCTTCGGTATTGATGAAAAGCGTCGAGTTCCAGGAGAACGCACTAGGCTGCGTTTGAATTCGCTGACGTGCGAGACGCGTCATCCCCTGAGTACCAATCAGATTCGCACCAATGTTAATAGGCACGTTGTTGTACGGAGTGCCTAGCGCTGGCGTCAGCGAACTGGTCAGGTTGATGGAACCGAGGATCAGTGGATCAGGGACTGCTCCTGCCGGAGGGACAGAGTACGCGCCAGTCTCGTCAAGGTAATTGGTAGCTGCTCCCGCTGTTGTAAGCGTAACCCCATCGACGCTGACACCTGTGATCGCGGCATCAAGATTAATAGTAGGGTTGACTGGATCCCCAGCGTTGACACTGATGTTCGTACCACCAATGACAGAATCAACTTGACCACCACCCGATGGAGGAACTGAGTAAGCACCCGTCTCGTCGAGATAGTTAGTTGCGACACCCCCCGAGGTAAGTACAACTCCGTTCGTCGGAGAATTGTAAGCACCCGTCTCATTGAGGTAGTCGGTAGCAAGCCCTCCGGTATTGAGAACTACACCATTGACCGTCATGCCTGTGATTGCAGCAGGCATATTGACGATGGGGTTTATAGGATCCGTAGCATCGACGTCGATGTTCAAACCACCGACGACTGAGTCCACTTGTCCACTTCCTGACGGCACAGAGTAGACACCCGTCTCATTAAGAAAGGCAGTTGCCGCTCCCCCATCGTTCAGAGTTACACCGTTGACACTCAATCCTGCGATTGCCACCGGCATGTTGACGATTGGGTTAAGTGGGTCCGTGTTATCGACGTTAATGTTCACGCCTGAGTTGACAGAGATAACGCTGCCACCAATGCCCAAGTCAGACGCTGAAACTTTTCGGCTTACTTGTAGGCCACCCTCAACTGCCTGCGACTCGAAGAACGTTGTTGCTGGATCAAGCGGCAAAGTAATCGGTGCCATGTCGGAGATTGTGAAGTTACTCATTAGGGCAAGTCCTCATTGAATAGCACTGTCGCGCCTTCGAACACGCGAAGGTCTCCACCAGCTGTCACGCGTGGATTGCCTCCAACTGTTGCACGCACACCAGCCAACTGCGTCGTGTTAGGGATAGGTCCTCCCGGAGTCAGATCCTGGTCGGGACGATAGAAAGGTAACGTGATGCGATCCGGTTGACGAGGTGGCAGACGATACGGATCGTACTCATCCAAATCATCGATGCACACTTTCAGCCCCGGACTATTCGGGTCCGAGTACAACTCGCTCAAGAACATTTTCTTCTGGCACCGGGCACAGACGCCCAGTCCGAAGGTTGATTGTCCTGTTGGGTTTAAGAAAATCGGCATAGTTATCTCGTGTACGGTGCAATCGCAGGACGCAAGTAAGCTTCCGACTCATCGGTCTCACCAGTCCACGCGTCACTCAAATACTTTTCAGCATCGAGGTCGAGTCGAGGAATGATTACCTCCTCAACTTCTTTCAATTCTCTGCCCAGCTCTGCAGCTAGGTTGCATACGATAGCCAAGTACCACCTATCCGGCACTTCCAGTTCATCTGACATAGCACCAACATCCTGCAACTGTCGTTGCACGAAGCCAGTAACTTGAGAGAACGTAAACTGGAACTGCGGGCTCGGCCACAACTCCATCTGAGGTTGGGTACGCTGCTTGTCGTACCAAAACTGTGTTGGCCTGCCAGTGCTCACCTTGTCTGGCAGGTTTGCGTAGTCATTACGGTTGAGCTTGTACATCGGGATCTCGCTCGGAGTGTCCTGATACACCAGCTCCAGTACGTTAAGAATCGTCGCGCCTGTTGCACGCAATCGATAGTACTGGTACGCCGTCACGCCTTGCACATCTGCCCAGAGCCATTCGCCTGCAGTTACTTCCTGATCAACCTGCGTGATCAACGGAATCGACGTCACGAAGTTATCGTTCGACGCCTCGATGACGTAGCTCCACAAACCTGTAGCGTTGGGCAAGATCCCAAACGTAGATGCTGCCGCAGGAGACGGCAACGTCATCGTGATTGTGCCTAGCGGTACAGTCTGGATACACGCTGTCGATACATTGCCATCGAACGCGTTGTCTGCATTGCCTTCACTAGCACTCGCGGTACCCGTGATTCGTTGCAGCGTACGCAAATTCATGGTGAAGGTGTCCACCGTGCCCACGGGGAGTGGGAGAGTTTGCTCGCGTTCGTAAAGAGGCAGGATAACAGGGACCACGTTCCAGAGTTTGATGCCCTTGTTAACCAGCGTCTGCGTGAACAGCCACAGCAAGTCGAGCGCAATCTCCAGGTGCTCACCCGTGATCTGCTGCTCAACCATTTTGCACCTACGAAACGCATGATCAATGATCTGCTGATTCGTAAAGATCGTGCTTCCAACTGTTCCTGACGTAGGCATCTATCTTCCTCCGCGTACCCGACTGCCTCGACCACCGCGAGGACGCTGATTGTGTCCGCGAGGGGCTGGCGTCTTCAAGTGTTTATCCATGACGTCCTCGGCCACCCGCGTTGCTATTTTTTTACGCTGCCACCTCGTGCCTTATTGACGGTGCCGCCACAGGCCTTCACGTTCTTCGGCATGCCTTTCTTCGAAGCGCCAATGCGTGCGGAAGACATATCGACTTTAGGAGGTCTTTTCAGGGTTTTACTCCGTAAGGCCTTCTTGCTTGCTTTGAGAGCTGCATCAGCAAGAGCGCCACCACCGCTATCTCGAACAGCGTGCACTGTCGCTTTCTTCTTCACAGCCTTGCCGCCTTTCTTGTACCCAGGAAGCATGCGCTTGGTGCCACCAGCTTCGATTTCGGCTTGGTTACGACCGCGACGTGCAGGTTGAGTACCTGTGTCCATGGTGTCTTGTGGACCACGCGCTGTAGGCATGCCCATCTTCTTGACCTGACCACCACGCTTGAAGCCCAACGTCATGCCGTCGTCGTAAAGCTTGCTGTGCATGTCACGACCGTCACGCATGGTCGTGCCGCCCTTCGCTTTCTTCACAGGTGCTTTTTTCACTGCACCACCACGCATGTAACCTCTCACCTCGTTCCGACCAGCGGAACCGGAGAAGCCTTGCGCAGCAGGGAAGGAGAAATCCTTCACGTAAGTTAGCCCTGCGGGAGTTTTTACTTTACTCATGACTCTAAATCTCCTGATCTGTATTACCTAACTCGGAACATCTCAATGGACGAACTACCTACGAAGCGCATGTTACATGCAGATGCATTGCTGGATTCTCTTCGGATCCCAACTGCAAACTGATTACCAACTCCGACTCCTGTCACGTGAGTCAGATGCAGACTTGACTCGTTATGCCCGCCAGTATTTCTGATGTAGCCCGTACTAGCAATTGGACCCTCTACTACCGGCAGGACCAGCGGGTTGCGGATCAATCTAATCTGCATTGCATTTCGCGTGCCACTGCTCTGGAGGTGGATATTCACCGCGATGACAATTTCTCCGAAGAACTCCGTCTGAAAGACGTCATCATTGACTTTCGTGAACAACTCACTGTCTTTAGTCTGGAGCCCACAAACAGGAACAAACTGGTCTGCGAAGTCAGGACCCCCTGTGTTGAGGTTAAGTGTGTTGTCGGTGTTAGAGAATCTCGCCGCGACCTGAACTGGAACTAATTGCGCATCACAATAGATCAATGTGGATGCCTTATTAGCCCCAGCCGGGGAACCGTCTTCTTGGAAGATGTTGTCCCAGTCGTAGCTGTCGATCTCTTCCCCGTTTCTATCAACTCGAATCAGAGAACCAACATCATCTACAAAACTGATCTGATCCTGAGCAAAGGGAGAACCATCCGCCCCTTGAATTGCGACAGTCGAGTCCTGTAGTCGTCGGAAGATTTTAGGCATCCTAGGCTACTCGGAAGAGGTTCATGGTGGCTTCACCAATCGCAGCTTCCACGCCAGCAGAACCGGCAGCAAACTCGATCTCGAAGGTGTGAACGCCAGCAGCCAACGTAACAACTTGGCGACCAGACGCTTGATGTCTCTGGTCAGTACCGGAACCTGGAATCGCATCAGGATTACCACCACCCGCAACGTCTTTCGGCTCTTGACGATGGAAGCCAAACAGTGCCGCTGCAGCATCTTGATTGATACGTGCCACGAAGTCGCTGTTTGCTGCGTCGTAGGACCACACGTAATACCACTCAAGCAAGTAATCGCCACCGACCAAGGCAGGAGTTGTAAGCGTCAAGTAAGACGGGCCAGGAAAAACAGCAGTCAAGATGTCGTTCGCTGGTGCAGGGGTTGCTGTGATAACACTGGCTACTGCGCTCTGCACACTTTGCCATTCAGAACCAAAGACCATCGAGCCAGTCGCGCTCACGATAGGGTTGATTGGATCCGTGTTGTCTACCGCAATGCCTGTACCCGGCACGACACTAAGGACCTTAGAATCAGCCGTGGCTTGCGCAGCGGCAGCAGCAGCGGTGTTAGCTACAACCGTAAGGTTGGCATCGATCTGTGCCGTGACATCAGCTTGCGTACCCGGAAGAACATCAGTGTTAGCTGCGTTCAGGTAAGCGAGAGTTGTTGCGAGATCTACACCAGCGGGTGACCCAGCTTCATCAAGAATATCCGCGAAGTCCCATGTGTTGATTTCCAACACACCTTCGTCGATCCGGATGTCGTTGCCACTCGGGTTCGAGATGGTTACGTAATTGAGGTTGTAGTATCCATAGCCCTCAATGACAAACATCGTCGAGGCCGCGTTTCTATAGATTCTGACCATTAGTTAAATCTCCAAAAATAGAGTGTACTTTGCATGATTGTTGAAAAGGTGCCCGCGTTGCCTGCCGCAAACTCAAGGTCGATTGTTTCTCCACCTGTGTAGCCCACGAGAAGTTGACTTGCGGTCACCCAAAAACGTTGATTGGTTCCGGACCCTGGTGGAGCGTCTGGATCAGAGCCCCCTGCCACGTCCTTAGGTTCTTGCCTATGAAATCCAAGCAGCCCCACACTAGGAACGTTTAGGCGAGCGACAAAGTCGCTACTGGCTGAGTTGTAATTCCAAGAGTAAACCCACATAAGCATGTAATCTCCAACAGGTACTGCAGGGACTACAAGTGAGTTATGAGTGGCAGGAAACGTTCCGACTAGAATGTTGTTTGGAACTGAAGGAGCCAAGGTTGTCGTCTGAGATGCCAGCACTTGCGACACCAGTCGATCACTACCGTAAACAATATTATCTAGCGGATCAGAATAGTTACCTGTCTCATCCAAGTAGTCCGTCGCGACCCCACCATTACTTAGGGTCACACCATTGACTGAGACGCCAGATATTGCAGCATCGAGGTTAACGATGGGGTTCACTGGGTCAGTAGCATCAACGTTAATATTGATACCACCCACCACAGTGTTTACTTGCCCACCACCCCCACCTCCCGGAGCCCAGTCGTAGTCATAGTTATCCCCGGTAACCTTAGTAAGAACGGTACCGGGAGCACCATCGTCTGGGATCTGTATTGCTACAATCCCTGAGAAACCCAGACCTGACTGTGCAGTCATGAGTTACCTCAGACTACGGTGTTGATCAGCTCGCGAACCTGAGCAAGCTTCTCTTCTTTCCCTTTAAGCTCTTCATCTCTCTGGGTGAGAGCATCAGCTTTCTGCTGGAGTGCTGTGCCGAGGCTGTTGAGTTTATTAATCTCATCAGCCACTTCCCTTTTCTTCGATTCCACGGCAGCCATAGCGGCTTGAGCCTCATCCGCTAATTTTTTTGCGCCAGAAATCGTGTTGTCAGCCTGTCCACGTGCTGCATCCGCATCCTCGATTGCTCTTTCTCGAAGAAACGTAGCATCGCTATTGGCTTTGTCCAGAATCTCATTAGAATCATCACGAGCTTTTGCTAATGTTTGCTCCGCCTCTGTTTTCAAGGCGTCGATCTCTGAACGGATTTGAAGAATCTCACCAGCAGGACCGGCGAGCGTTATCTGCTCACGTGCCGCATCCTCAGCAGCTTTCAGTTGATCAATTTTTGCCTGAAAACGCTGAGGATTCACGAGCAGTTCCATGGCTTCGATGTAACTTCCGCCTTGGTTTCCAGCTATGCCACCACCAGCACCACTCATGATGTTGCTCCTGCTTGGATCACGTTAAGGGTTGCCGACCCTGCACCCAACGTCTGGTTCAAACGGATACCAGCAGGAGGGAACGCATAGTTACCGTCAGAATCGACTGCAATACCTGCGAGGGTTGGATGAGGGAACCAGACTGCTGTAGCAGGATTGAAGTCCTCCGCGAATACATCGTCGAAGGTGTGTTCAACCGTCACAGTTGCCACGCCCGTAATGTCAACACCCAACCCGATGTTAGTCGGGTTAAGGTATTGATCAATCGGGATGACAGGCGAGACGCTGATGCCTGATGTTGATACTCGTACTGGTCTCATAACGCTTCTCCTTTAGTGGGTTTTACCGTCCACCACCAAAGGCGAGCATGTCAACGTCGAACGTTGTTGCACCACCAGCACCCTCAACCATTGTGAGAGTAGCGTTCAGACCAACTGC